CTTTGTATTTATAACCTTGTAAATCCTCCGGCATATACTAACAACTCCTTTTGTAAGTGTTTAATTCTATATCGAAATAAACCGTATGCCTGCGCCCGCGATCCGTTATATCATCGCTCGGCATCGGCACTATTCCGGTTATTTCCACGTCAAAAAAGCCGGACGTCTCTTCGCCCGACCTGTACTCAATTCCGTCAAACAATAATCCGTTATTAATACGCTCTTGCAATCTCATACGCTCGACGCCATTTGACGCATGTAATCCGACTTGTACCCGATAAACAACCTCGACAGCCTCACGTCGCTTTACGTTATATTCGTAATTATTCTGCATTTGCTCGATCGTCATAAACGGTTTTTCATCTCGCCATTTATAGCCGTCATAAATTATATCGCAAGGTATGTCGTATTTATCCTCGAAATACCGCTTTAGTGATACGAGAAATCCGTATTGCTCGATGTTAATTGCCGTCATTTACCAAACCGCGCAATCTCTTCTCGTAGCCTTTCTCGGTATGCCGTCCGGTTATTCCACACGGCCTTACGAATAAAACCCTTCTTCGTCTTATTTTCGTATTCCTGACGTCGCGTATACGCTAGTGTTCCTCCGAATTGCCATGATGCGGGCGCTAAGCGATGAGGGCTTGCGATGAGGTTGGCGCGTAAATCACCTGTATCGACTGGAGCATATCTGCCCGCCTCATTCGCCATTTTACGGGTATACGCTTCCGTCACTTTGTCCGCACGTCCCTGCGCCTTTATGCCCGCTACGCTAAAGTCGTTAATTACGGCGTCGAGTCCCTTTATACTGGTCTTTAAATTCACGATATCTCACGCCCTAAATATTCGATTCTATTTCGTATGCCGATTCCTTTTTTATCTCCGGCAAGTATTTCGTATTCAACGTCGTCAAACTCCGCTCGAATTAACTCGCGCTCCTTGCCTTCTAAATAATCGAGCTTGACGTCTATCTTGATATCGCCCTTTTCGTACTCAATGCCGCCCTCGTAAAACCTACTGCCGTCGCCTTTGCGCATGGATATTTCGGTTATAACGGCATCAGCTTCAATATCCTTTTCCGTCTCTCCGATTTCGATACCGCTTTCCTCGTCATATTCGGTAGTAACGTAAAAGAACGTTATAGGACGGGATCTTAATTCGTAAATCTCGTCTTGTGATTCCTTCATAAATTCTATGTCGCCTATATTGAGCATGCCGTTATAACCACCTCTCATCGACGATATATGTCGCATAGCTAGTACAGTTTGGATGAGGATTCCATATCTCGGAATCGCTCGGCTTATATACGCCTGCACCTTTACCGTACTTATCAGTGTTGGCGAGCGCTACACAAGCATCTGATCGCTTATCTCCCGCGTGAAATTGCAGCCATTTAACAACGTCCGACTCTTGAGCGCTATACGATATAGCTCCCCTATGAGCCGTCAAAGACTCCGTCCTAGCTACGCGTCTAATCTTCCACGTCTCGTTATCGTATACTTTCCTAATTTCCGGCACTATAGCGTTTATCCCGTCTCCTCGAATAATTCCCGAACGAATAACCGTAGCCATTTCGTCGCGTATTTCTCCGCTCAACCCCCATATTCGATCAGATAAAACTAAACCGTCCTCGCCAAATCTATCGATTACGTAATTTGCGACGTATTTATTTATCCGGTCGAACTGGCGAGCGCTTAAATCGAGTCCTACTACTCGATTGACACGTCTTGTCGTCCACTCACTCGATTCGTCTATTACTCTATCGAACGCAATTTTACCGTGTTCTCGCAGAGATTCCTCGATGACGTCCAAGTCGCGCAATAGCCGACTCATCCTCTGCCGTTTAATCGTGCCGTCATCATCCGCAAAGTCCGCAAGCATATCAGCTACCTCGCCTCGAACCCGACCAATTTCCCGGATAGCGTTCGCTTGCTGGCGTCGGTTAAACCTCTTAAAGTCCGTTTCCATACGCTTAAATACCGCGTCTAGTTCGGCTTGATTCGTTAGTATCTTCGCCATAATCTGCGACCACTCTCTCCGGTCGGCGGCGTAGTGTATGGCCTATCGATTCGCTTCATTATTCGGAAATTTCCTCCATATAGCTTGCCCTGTTCTCGATCGTAATCGTTTTGCAAGTCCTTGGCTAGTTTCCGATAATTGTCCGCTATCATCGACTTGTCAACCTCTTCTTCGCCGTCAGAAAATCGGAAATAATGAGCGACAGATATAGCGACCTGCCACGCAGCTTGCGACTGTGCGTACAATAAGATGAGGTTAGCCGACGCTTGATCGTCGTGCGCTTCGATCGCCTCATCGACTATTGCCTCCGCGTCCTCTTCGTTAAAATTCGGTACGCCTTTAAAGCGTCTCATAAGCCGATCAATAAGCGTCTGTCTATCGATTGCCATCGGCGTCCCTCCTTTATTTTTTAGCTTTCGTTTCCGCCTTCTTTTTCGCTGGCGCTTTCCTCTTCGGCTTTGCCTTCGGTTTTACTTCTTCTATAATTTCGAGGTATTTAAGCGCTTCGTATTTATTTGCCGTAACCTCATCTAATTCGATAATGGAGCCGACAGGCTGTCCGTTAAAAACAGCCTTCGTCTTTACCTTGTATTTAGTCGCCATTAGTTAATCCCTCTATCCCGCTATCAAGTACTTGGTTGATAACGCCTGTTTTTCTAGCGTAACTAATAACGTCGCCAGCTTTTCCGCCTTCAAGAGAATATCCGATAAAATACTTATGCTCTTGCGTATTCGTCCAACTAGCCTCTCCGTTATCGTCCGCCGAAATCAACGTTCCCGGACGTGTGTCTTTTGAAAGGCGTACCTTCCAAATCGGATTACCTTCGATTTTTACCGAGATTTCTTCACCTTCTTTAAGGTCTTTTATCGAATAAAAATCCGGAATCCAGTCTTTTTTGTTTTTCATTAAATAAATATTATCGGGATCGTCTTCTCTCGCTCCTCTAAGAGCTACCAATGAATAAGCAGGAATATCCTCCGTAACAATTGCTTTAATTTCCATCCCCGTTTTACTCCTCCTTCATAATTGTTAGGCGAGCTATTGCCCGCCGTTATTATCCTTCTGCTCCGTCCTCTGGAATGACATCAGCGAATAATAATAAGTTAGGATTTTCGATAATCGGGAAGCCCATCGCCGCTGCACGTAAGATTGACTGAATCGGCTCTCGCTTATCGTACGCTTGTAAAACGATTCCCGGCTGGAAATTGTTTTCGACAGTTGGTCCAAGTAAGAACTTTCCTACCCCGCTAGATACGAAAATAACGCGGTTTTCCGGAAACAATTCAATCGTCTCAACCTCGCCTGTGTACGTGTTTTTAACGTTAGCCTTCGTCTTTCTAACGATAGTAATAGAAGGCAAGCCGTATCCGCCAAGGACGCTATTTAATTCGTCAACACTTACGCGACCACGACCGCTATTAGCAACGCCAGCTGCCTCGTTTACGATTACTGTATTTTTAAGCAATAATGCTTGCGTTTGACGCGTCATAAAGATAGTGTCCGCTTGCTTGCCGTTGGTATCCTCATACTGCTCGTTCCAAGCGATTAAGTCGCCGATAACGTCATGCTCCGGATTGGCCCATGTGTTATCTCCCGTAAGAACGATTTTATGCTCTGCCGGCATATCTTCCGTAAAGTCGATATTTACTTTAACGTTATTATCGTCGTACTCAACTTTACCTGTCGAAATAGCCTGCATCTTAGTGACGTTAATGCGATCACGTAATTCACTGACAATAGTCGCCCCATTCGCTACAAGCTTATCGACTAACGCTTTGAATTCGCCGTCGTTACGCGGATTGTGGAGCTTCAACAATTCATTCTCTGTAACGATGTCTTTCCATCCGAACTTAGCTAACTCGCCCATTCTTCGCGCTACTGCGTCTTTGTCTCGGACTGGAGGCTCGTTACCAATACCGATCATTGCTCCGATTTGAGACGTCTTACTAATTACGTCGTACGCAAACTCTTGGTCGTAAGTGTATTCGTCCGGTAAGAAATTTAATACCGCCTCTTGCGTTTCTAACTTCGCCTTATCTACCTCCTCGACAATTCCTCTCAATGCTGGTTCTTTAAGTTCTGCAATATGCGTTATGCCCGCCATTTAAACATTCCCCTTTTCGTTTTTAATGTTATAATATTCCTATAATTTTTATTATTTTTTATGCGTTACGTAACGGATCATCGGATTTGCCGCTTTGAAATCTGCCGGAACCTCTTGAGGTAACTTGTCCTCATAAACTGATCCACGTACGATAACCTCGCCTGCAATTAAATCCTGCTCGTAATCATTGCGGAAATCCTCGTTTAAGATTCCAAAGTCGTCGAATCCTTCTACAGCCGAGAACGGCTCGAACTTACCTGTCGATTCGTTACGTGCTACTAACGCTCCTACCTCGTTAAATCCTGTAGGGAACTTAGTGTGGTCGAGTGTCGCGCCCGCCTCGACGAACTGTAAATGTTCGCTCGCTAAAATGTTCTTACCGCCTTGTAATTGCGTCTTGCTAAAAATCGGCCCGTAAACCATATTTAATCTTCTCCTTTTATAATTTTATTTTGTGTAATACTCGCGATACTGCGTTCCTGCCTAACTCCTCGTTGTCTACTGTTTTAGGCTTGACCTTTGCGCCATTGAACGCACTAGGGTCGCCGTAATTATCTTGCGCCGGTATAGTCGCTT